AGATTTAATAACTACTGGGTTATATTTAAATGGTTAGCATTATTAAATGATCCTAAAGGCCAAGGCTATAGTCCAGATCAGCAATTAAACACAGATAAAAAAATAGCGCCTGAGCAGTATCAGACAGATTTTACATTATTTGGTAAAGATGAATTTGATAAAAATATAATTAAATTTACATACACAAAAGCTTTTCCTGTTAATTTAGGTAGTATAGATTATAGTTATAGAGAAGAAACAGAACTGGCAACTACCTTTGAGTTCGCCTTTTCTCAATTCTTTGTTGAATTAATGTAATTTTTGTCGCGTAAACTATAAATAATAGTATATGGCGCGCACAATTGAATCACCCGGTGTACAAATTTCAGAAGTAGATTTAAGTCTAAGACCTATCTTACCTATAGGTACGAATGTCTTAGTGACAGGGTTTGCTCCTCAGGGGCCGACCGATGAAATTCTTCAAGTTACAAGCTTGAGCGAATTCGAACAAGTTTACGGGACCCCACAAACTCCTGCAGAAAGATATTTTTATCATACTGCAGCCCCGTTGTTTAATACAGCTGCTAATGTAAGTGTTTATAGATTACCATACGGTGCATCTAGTGGAACTGGTTTTGGAGCAAATTTCGGTGCATTAGTTTATCCTTGCTCTGCAGTTAGTATCGATTCTGCTAATTTCGGTAAAGGTCTTAGCAATTTCTCAACTCAATCTGCTAATGTAATGTATTTTATTGGTAAGCCAATACATTTCGAGTTAACCCAGACCCAATACGATGATATCCAGCAAGGTAAAAACTTTACATGGAGCGACACAGGCAGCAATAGTATTGCAGCGTTTTCAGATTTAGGTAAAGCTGGATTTATTGTCTTAAATAAAGGCCAAACCACAATAGATGAAAAATTTCAAGGGTTTTATATTGGAGCTATCGACAACACTAACCTTAACCCAGCAACTAATTTTGACGGGTTGTTAAACGTCGTATCAGTATCTCAATCAGGTGTTGCAACTAGTAATTACACCACATTACCATCTACGAGACTAAATTTCAGTCTCTCATCATTATCTGATAACCAATCAGGCCTTACTTATGGCAGTGATGGAACAAGTGTTTCCCAGGTAATGGAAGACGCAAGTCCATTCACTATTGCAACATCACAATATGATGACACTTTAACGGTTGGGTTATTTAAATTACGCCAATCAGTATTTTCACCAGATACAATCAAGCTTGATTATGTGTTCAGTGAAAAATATATTGGGTCTTTCGATTATTGGAGACAGATTAATTCACAAAACGGTGGGATGCCAGTCAGTTATTTCCTCGAAACAGCTGAAGACACTTCACCTAATGTACAATTATTAATTAACCCATATATTTCTAATAAAAATGGAAAGTCTTGGTTAACTACAGCTGGTGACCCTTCAAAGAAAGTAAGAATGATTACTAATAGCTTTGCTAATTCAACTTCTATTACTTCTAACTTTATTGCAGCTTCAGCTAGTTTCGGTATTACAAACACATCTCAAATACCATTGTTAACTGCAGGTATGGTTAGCGTGTATAATTCGTTCGGACCAGCTGATTCGTTATTCCCAGTAGGTGCATATGCAGATGGCAATTTACAGAATAAAAATCTCGGTTCGATACCTACTAAATTAGACAGATTATTTAGTATTGCAGGTAACGACGAGCTTTATAATATAGATATTACATTAGACGGTGGGTTAACAACAATCCATGCAGTTAAAGAGTTCCAAGGCGGCGATTCATTTAATGATGCAATCACAGTTACAGCAATTGATGGGTTATATGTAACCAATCCTGAAAACGTAACTGCAGCAGGTCAGTTATTTAAAGATAATTACGTTACAGTATTCAATAGATTCCAAGATTTTGCAGGGTTAAAGAGAAAAGACCATCTATTCGTTGGTGATTTACCTAGACATGTATTTGTTCAAGGCAATAACTTTAAAGTATTAGATGATACAACTAAGAACTTCTCGTTAAACATGTTTAGTCCTATTAAGAACGTTACGTCATCGCTTAACTCAAGCTATTCGACAGTGTATGCTAATTGGGTAAAGGTATTCGACAATAATCTCGATGATATATGTTGGGTACCATTCTCTGGTTTTGCAGCTGCAGCAATGGCTAATACAGATACTAACTTTCAACCATGGTTTGCACCAGCAGGGTTTACAAGAGGCGTTGTAAATGGGGTTACAGATATAGCGATATATCCAAAACAGAAACAAAGAGATCAACTTTATAAGATTTCTACTAACCCAGTCACGTTCTTTCCAAATGAAGGGTTTGTAATATATGGTCAAAAGACATTATTGAAGAAGCCAAGTGCATTTGATAGAATTAATGTAAGAAGACTCTTCTTAAATCTTGAAAAAGCAACTGCAAGCACTTCGAAGTTCTTTGTATTTGAGCCAAACACTCTTTTAACAAGAACGAGAGTTATAAACACCTTAAGACCTATCTTTGAAAATGCAAAGAACACTGAAGGGTTATATGATTACTTGATAGTATGTGATGAAAGAAATAACACACCTGATATTATCAATCAAAATGAACTAGTTGTTGATATATACCTTAAACCAGTAAGAACAGCAGAGTTTATTCTCGTTAATTTCTACGCAACACGTACAGGCACTAACTTTAATGAGTTAGTTGGGTAAGTTATAACCTATACCGGCTATAACTTACTATAACCTATAATAATTAGATTAAATATTACAATGAATAAAGGCAATACAGTGTTTTTTACAACATCGTTTGATAGTAATGAACGTTCCGGAGTTATTCAAGAAGTAACTTCAGTAGGTTACCTTATAAATAGTGTTTGGTATGGTAAAAATGACATTAATGTTAAAAACATACTACTAGATAGTAAATCTGTAGAAAATAATAGCAAGTTAATATTAGGCTAGTTTAATAAAACCCACCAGAAAAAAACGTTTAACAATTAAATAATAATACATATGGCAGACGTAAAACAGACAATTGGAGATTTCTACACACAAGCACAAGCTAAGGATTTTGCCCGTAACAATTTATTTAGAGTTATTAATATTAATTTTGGCGATGGTAGCTCACAAGTTGTAACAGAAAGCGATCTTGTTTATGCAAAAACAGCTAGTTTACCTAGTAAAGCTATTGGTAATTTAGCAGTGCCGTACATGGGGTTAAATTTTAATATACCAGGGGTTGTTACATATCCAGGAAGTGAGGCGTATAAAATTAGTTTTTATTCAGACGAATCGCAAAAATTAAGAGAGAAATTTTTAAACGTTATATCTGATACATTTAATGATGCAACAAGCACAGGTAATTATTTTACACCTAAACAAACAGCAGTTATTGATTTAGTACAGCTTAATAAACAGATGAATAAAGTTGCACAATATCAATTAGTGGGTGTTAGTATTAGAGACGTATCTGCTTTAGAGTATGATATGACAGCCGCTGGTGAGATACAAAGTTTTGACGTTGGTTTAGCTTACCATTATTGGCGTAAAGTTTAATTTAAGAGATATATAATATTCCACATACCGCACTCTGTGCGGTATTTTTTTCATTAAATATTTGTATGCCAGGTATTTTAAATGCAGTCACTAATGTAGCAGCAGGGGTAGCTACATTTCAAAGTTTAGGTACTAATAAGACTTTAGCTGCTCCGAGCACAAGTATATTAGGGGTAGGTGTACCAGGTATACCATTAATAAGTTTTAGAGATTATTTCTTAACTACAATGGAGTCATGGATTACTTCAATACCTTTACGTACTCAATTTATTGCAATTATAGATAGAATACCTAAACAATTAACTACTGAATTAATACAAAAATTAGAACCAGTTATGGCTGGGGGTAAAGAGTTTGATATTAACAGAGCAAAGTCTGTTTTAGCTAGTTACCCATTACAAGATGTTGTGGGTTGTATATTTTTATCAGGTGTTAGTATACCAAGCGAAACTTTAGCTGGGGAAGCTGCATCGTTGCAAAATAACAGAGGGTTTATTCAGGGAAGTATATTAAATGGTAGAGATGCATTTGGTACTAATAATTTAACACTGCAATTTAGAGAAACTAATACATCGTTTGTAGATTTTGTTATGCGGCCATGGTTAATAGCAGCTGCACATGCAGGGTATGTTGCAAGACCGGTAGATGATCCAATGAATATGAAATGCAACATTACAATTATACAATATACAAGAACTTTTCAAAAATTATCTATGATACCTAGAAAAGTCTGGACATTTTATAATTGTATACCCCTATCTTTAGCAGTTAGAAATTTAAGTATGGATACAGAAGCTGTTGAAAATTATGATGTACCGTTTCTATATGATAGTTATGGTATTGAAAATACATTGTATATACCTTTGCCTGATATAATTAGCAAAATTTCAAAAGGCAATATACCACGTATATCACCATTTCAGAAATGAGTATGGATTTTAATTTTAGTGTGAATATTCTTGAAAAAGAATACATTTTAAAAGAATTATCTTTTCTTAATTACAGGAATTTAGTAAAATCGTTATTAGACAGTAATGAAAAAAATATAAACTTGGCGTTTGATAATTTATTACAGTTTAGTTGCGTTAATATCAAGCCAGTTAATTCCATTGAGAAATTTTTAATTTTATTAAAAATTAGATCAGTATGTGTAAACGAAAGCATACAGATAACGACCGATAATATAAGATTGAACTTATATGTTAATGATATTTTTAGCAAAATAAATACACCATACAAGTATTTCGAATATGAAGTGGATGGCAATATATATTATTTTGATTTTCCTACAAATTTAACCCATCCAGACAATATAATTGATTTTGTAGTTGATTGTTTAATTAAAATTAATGACACTGTAATAACTTCAGATATTAAACAAGATATACAACGAAATTTACCAGCGTTACCTATAAACGATATTTATAAACAAATAATTAACCATTATACTACATTTAAGTACCCTATACCTGCACTAGATTATACCATAAACTTTTTTGATCTATCAGCAATTTCTTTCTTAAGATCTATATTCTTTTACGATCTACAAAATTTATATGATATTGAATATACACTAAGAAAGCATTTACATTACACTGCTGATGATTTTAAAACGTTTTCTTTACCAGAATGTAATATAATGATTAATAATATTAATAAAGAATATAACGATTTGCAAAAAGATAAATCTGCTGTTGATACCGATAACAATTCAAATATATAAGATATGAGCGAATTATCTGTAAATGAAATTTTAAACCAGTTAAAGAAGACTGAACAATTAACATCCATCTACGTACCCACTCAACAGAAAGATATTGATTTTAAGCCAATTACATTACTACAACAAAAAGGTATAA